TAGTGGCTACGACCCGACAAGGATACGAGAAGCCGCACGCTTCCACGGCATCGGTTCGGTGGTCAAGAGTGCGCTGGAGGAGACGCTACCGAAGGCGCATGAACTCACTGCGGGTCAGCATTTTACTCCCGCAGTGTACAAGCGATGGGTGAAATGGCACCCCCCTTACGAGCGTACTGCGTACGATTTAGTGGAAGGCGCTCGTGTCTTTGTGCATCGTAGCGCTGACGGAGAGTGGGTGTACCGCAGGTCGGGCGAGCGCTGGGCTGTTCACCCTCCCGTGGAGGGGCTATGCGATTGCGATGAGGTAGTAGCAGAAGCCGAAGAGAGAGACGGGCGACTCGTGGTCAAGGACACCCTGCACTGCACTAACAAACCTCAGTGTTGGGCACTCTCATTCTCCGAACGAACGACCAACACACGACTCATTCGTGACCATTCTCACTTACTTTCTCTCGTGCGTAACCTACCGCGCAGTACCACACTTAGATTAATTGACGCTGACGCTGCGTACTTTGACAGCGAAGGCATGGGTGGCTACATCGCACCCGACTCACTGTTTGAAATCCCCTTACTCCTTACTCGCGTTCGCACCATAGACGGCGAAGGTGAGGTGTGTCTGTCTATCATGGATGGGTTTGACGCGGAGCAAGTCGCCTGTATCAGATGCCCTCCCGACATACTACGCGTCCCCCGCCTGCAAAGTTACCTCACTTCGCGATGGGTTGATGTTGAAAATCTCGGTGTAATTCTCGTGTGTTTAGCCTTCGGGTACCACGATTCCATGCTCATTTCTCCTAAAATCGTGCGCCTTGACGGGTCACTCGGTATCAGTGACACGATTCAAAAGGGAGACCTGCTTGCGATAAGCAGTGAGTGACCACGAGTCTTTCTTTCTTGGTTGGCTGGCGCGGGAGTGCCGGTTCCATTGTACTATCCATTTCTCGCCGAAGGCTATGCTCGGCTACACCCCTGTTCGCAAAGCGATAGCATCCCCACGACTTGAACCCGACTTACAGACATGGCTCAAGAGCAAAGGCATAGAGCATCGTCATATCCATACCAAAACTGAACTGCGGCGCTTACTGCATCTCCTCTCACCGGTGAGAGAGCAGGTCAAGGACAAAGAAAACATGGATAGACTGACAAAAATGCTGGACAAACCCCTACGGGGTTTGAGCCATGAAGAACTGTTTGAATCATTCTCGTTATTCTAATATCTAATTAAGTATCTATAATAATAATTCAAAGTATTGATTAGAAACAAGAATAATAAGAATAATGATATTGCCAAAACTGATTTCTTTTATAAGGCAACTACTTCTAAAGACCGACTATGCCGGAAAAAGCAGCAGTTTGGAGAGAACAGTACAGGCCATCAACCATATCGGAATTGGTTGGCCTTGAGAAATTGAAGCGAGACATCAAAGGATGGATGAAGGGTAATTCTGTATCCCGTCCTACGAACTTAGCGAGGAATGCGCCTGCTGCGCTCCTCTTCGCTGGCCCACCGGGTATGGGCAAGACTACCGTGGCGGAAGTCTTAGCCCGTGAGATGTTCGGACAGAACGAAGACTTGCTCGCCACCAATTTCCATGAGTTCAATGCGTCAGATGAGAGAGGGATTGATTTCATTCGCGACAATGTCAAACAGACGGCTCGCATCAATCCTATCGGGGTATCCCGTAAAGTGATATTCCTTGACGAGGCTGACGGATTGACGAAGCCTGCACAGGAAGCACTGCGCCGTACGATGGAGAAATATAGTGACAAGACTATGTTCATACTCGCAGTCAACACAAAGCCTGCCATCATCCCTGCGATACAATCTCGTTGCGTAACCTATGAGTTCGCGCCGTACACTCAAGCAGAAGTGGCTGACCTCATGGCTCGTCTCGTATTACAGGGAGCAGACATACCTCACGAGTGGACAGACTCTTACGACCTGCTCCATTCAGCCACCGGTGGTGACCTACGGCAGTGCGTAGACCTGCTACAATCCACCGCTAAACTACAGGAAGCACTACACGAGAGGCTCGTTGGCCTATCTCGTGACCTATCTAATCCCGCCCTATCGGTAGCGATGGGCGACTACGAATCACTACGCGTTGAACTAAAGCGGTTGTCGGAAGGGGGGCTATCCAACTTGGAGATGCTTCGCCGCCTGCATCAGTTCGTACGCACGCTCGGCATGGACGCTGAGCAGTTCACATCATATTCCTCCGTTTGGGGAGACTTCGTAATGAAGGCAACGGTTTGGCCGTTAAGTAGCGATGACTTTATTGACTACTTCGTGGCCGCTTTACAGGTAACCTCAGCGGTGGTTAAAAAGGAGAACTGAGAAATATGAACAGTGACAAAAATGAGAACGGAAATGGAATGAATTGGCCGGACGGCGTGACCGAGAGGTTGAGTTGGTGGGCGGAGAACAATAGCAAGACGCTGGTAGAAGCGTACGCTGAGTTCATCGTGTACCTACGAGAGAATCTCGGGATTGATAGCCCGGCCGATGAAGACGGAGACTTCCTTGAAGAGTCAGCAGAGACCTTCGTGGTTATTGACGCTCGTAAAATGAGCGGCGGTGGCACGATTGATTTCGTAGGCTGGTTTGTCGGGGTGGACAAGAAAGTAGCAGACAAGCGTGCTGGAGACAGGCAGACGGCAATCAATGCTGTGCGTCAAGGTATGGGCGATGCTATTGCGAGCGGATTAGTGGCCCGTGCGTATGTTGAGAACGGACACTGGATGCTTGAGAGCAAGGACAGCGTGAGGCAGACCGAAGAGAGCGCCGAAGGGGATGACCCGTGGTGGTTGGTTCGTGATGGCGCGCTGAACTTCGCTATGTTGCAGACGAATAGCGAGTGGGATTCTTTCGGGAAGCCTATACGACCGAGCATGTGGTCACGCACTTACTACTTCCTCGGTAACACGGCTGACGCTTTCAATGACAACATCGCTCTATGGGCAATACGAGTTGGCGACCCCGAAGGGCCACCATCTTTCCCGGTAGCCATCGGCGTACCTTGCAGGGTGAAAGTGAGACCTCCACGAGAGAATCAACAGACGGATATATCATTCGTGACAGCAGCAAACAAGTTCCAAACAACCATCCGATACACGGATGACTTTGTGGATGAAGCGGATAGAAGCCTGCTTGCACCGGAACGCATGTGGCCTAACCACGAGATGTACTGCGACCTACCCGACTTGGGTGAGTTGTATGAGACTGGTAGCAAAATGGTACCGGGTATCCCTAACCCTATTGGGCCGCTCGTAGTAGTCAAGGGTAAGGTAACCTATGTCAACCGCGAAGGTTGGGAAGACTCGTACGGAGACGACCCATCGGGTATGCGTTACCCAATGAGCATATCATCGTTCAGCCTACAGCGAGAGAACCCGGACGGGCCTCGCCGCGAAGTGTCCTGTATCATGCACGGTCACCTTGTGAAAGAGAACCACGCACTTGACTACAGAGATGGTGACAGGTGGCTACCTTACGCTAACAAATCAACAGTGTTTGTATTCGGCAGACTTGGCACACGACCTATCAAAGACGACAGCGGTAATGAGATTGACCGAGTACCACGCATCAACGCACTCGGCGTCTATGCTGTACCACGACTTGTAATCCCGGCCGGCGAAGGTGGCGACACATCGCTTGACCAATACGGCGGTGGTTCACAATGAGTGGAGGATTCGCAGCGATGAAGAACGCAGACGATGCAGGTGAAGCGGTGGTTGATGACCTACCTACCGTCACTACAATCTCACCCGAAGCACAGAAGAGCATGTGGGACGAGTTTGAATCGGCGGCGCTTGACGACAACCACAACCACACGCTCATTCTTGCGTGGGGCGAAGAGGGTACCATGAAGACGGGGTGCGTGATGAACGCGCTGACTGAGCAAGACATCAAAGACGGGGGTTGCATTCTCGCTGTTGATTTCGACAGCGGGGCTGCGGCCTGTCGTAGCGCACACCACCGAGACAAGTTGCACAACATTCGTTGCCTCACTCCGTGGGAGATGAGTGGGGAGGGTCGTACTACATACGACTACCCTGCTACTCACGACCGAGTCATGGACATTGGACGCACTGCTATTGAGTGGGCTATCAAACAACGCAAGCCCGACTACAAAGGCTCTCGCCTCAAGTGGTTCGTAGTCACAGGTCTTGACCTATGGAACGAAGTCGCTACCAACTGTATGAAAATCGCAGACTTAGGGTCAGCACCCGATGGTATCGCTGCGGCGGTGAACCCACAATCACTCGTGGGCAATCGCTGGAATTGGCAGATTCGTCACACACGCTACCACCAACTGACCGCTGTTTGCACTACACTCATGTCGCTGGGCGTCAAGGTGTACCTTGAAACACACGAGCAAGTTGTGTACGAGAACAACAAGGAGACGCTGAACACAAAGCCTGCTTGCGAAAAGAACCTCGTGAACAAGGTACGACAAATCATCCACTACACAGCAGAAGAGGAGCGAGACGAGGGCGGCAGCAAGACAGGTGTCGTCAATTACTGGGCTACTTTCACTAAGAGCGCTACCAACTTTGACCTGCAAGGACAGCGCAGACTCATCGGAGTAACACGACCGGACGCACCGAATGTCTTTCACGGCCTACCGGAACTCTCGGAGGGGAGCCTTTGAGCGAAGACCCGACAGCATGGAAAGAGCGACAGCACGAACTCAAAATGGGTTGCCCCGGTTGCGGTGGGTTAGACACAACCATCACTCGTAAGACGAGCGGCAGCATCCAAAAACGCTGCTCGGTTGACGAGTGCTCGTGGGAGTACAGCACTACTCGCAAGGACGACTATTCATGGGTAACCGATGAGATGTTTGATGCAGCGCTATTGGAGATTTGTAGTCAAGAACGCATGTGGACTATACTGCGTATAAAAGGAGTATATGAGTGTGTCAAAGAGCACTACAACAACGATGTGTTAGCATCGCTTGAGGCATCACGAGGTGAGGAAGAGTGAACGGCGTAGTGATACAATTGATATGCGGTAACGAAGGTTGCCGAGTGCATTCTTTTGACAGCATGATGAAAGATAAACTTGACAGTGACGGCTGCCTCGCGTGGTACAGTGAAGGCGACACGGCATGGTCAGCGCTTAGGGTGTTTGACTGTCCGGGTTGCGGAGACCGAGGTGATGAAGCGTGACACTTGAAGAAAAGTTATGTGGGTTTGTTGAGAAATGGGAAGGTGATGGGATTACGACTTTCACTCCCTCATGGGCGAAGCACATTAAATCCCTACTTGATGAGGTGGGCGAATGAAGTGTTGCATCTGTAACAAGGACATTGAAGTCAAGCGTGACGCTGACGGTAGTGTAGTTTGGAAGGGTGGCAACAACGCGCTGCCTCTCGTAGAGCCGACCGACACTGAGCACGCACGATGCTGTGACGCCTGTGACTGTTTGCTGGTTATACCTGCACGCATGAATCTCATCAAACCCGAAGCCGTGGCGTTCGGTAAGATGTTATTACTTCAACGACAGAACCCCCCGACCTTCGGAGGTGGGGAAGAGTGATACCGGAACACGATGGCTTGGGAGATATTGTTACCGAGGAGGTGGATGAAGACGGTTATGTTTTCATGTATAGACCATGCTCATATCGTTGGTCTCATTCTAATATGAGAGCATACGAAAAGCAACATGGCCTTGATTTTGATTGGTGTGTGACAGGAGCAAACCCCGTTTGGGGTGTTTCGCGTTGGGTTAAACAAGACGAACTCAAAGAGGCGAGCGAATGACACGCATCAGCGTAGACAAGGACGAGTTGCGTAAGTTCATTCTATCCTTCGGGTGGAATGTCAACGACTTGATACTTGACGCTAAGGAGTTCAGCCTCGTGGGTGGCGTAGCCATGCCGACACATTTCTTCACGCAGCGCATCAGCGCTACCGTGGATGAGCCGGGTCAGTTTATCATATCCGACATCGGCAAAGTCGCAGCGTTCCTACGAGCGTGTGACGGTAACAGTATCACGATGTGGCAGAAGAGCAAGAGACCTCTACACCTATCCAACGGCGGAACCGAAGTCACGCTACCAACCGTTGACACTGTGCGTAGTGCTATGGCGCTACCCACCGTCACGAAGTTGGTCGCTGAATCAACTGACGCCGACTGGAAATCGTGGGCCGGTGAAGCGCTCAACTGCTACGGTTTGCTTGACAAGACGAGTAGCCTCATACCTGTATCACAAATGCAAAGAGTAGTCGGTAAGGACAAAGTGTATGTCGCGCAGTTCCATGAAGGGCAACTAACCATCACAGGCGGGGACAAGACTGACGCACAGATGAGCGTGGCTCTTGACCTGCACAACGCAGACGGGCCGCCCGTTGAGGTATCCAACACCTTCGGGCCGTGGCTACCACAACTACTCAGCGCACTGCCTGCCGGAGCCTGCGAAATCTACACAGGTGACGGTAGTATATTAGCGTTCAATCATACCGAACGAGAGTGTC